CATACTTGCGCTCAAAGGAACAACGGCCATTCCCGTGCGTCTTTCATGCTCGTTCATGTACGTGTTTCAGGCAGCTTGCGACCCGAGGTTGCACACTAGAATAGTCGCAGCCAGGATGTAAGTGCAGTGCATGTGTACATGTCTCTATGTATTTGCGACACTTGCAATCCATTGCAAATGCTACTTGATGAAGAAAAGCGCGTGGCCGCTTTCCGTTCCCTTGCAAAACGGCAGGTAGACCAGTCTGGTGCGCTCCGCTTGCTGTTGTCTTGCAACTGTTTCTACACAGGCGCCCAGTTCCTAGGGCCCTCAGCAACGCAGAAGCTGGTGAGCGCTGAGAAAGCAGGCGTGCACTCAATATTCCACATGGAGGGGGTTATACACAGGGGAGGAGACCGCCTGTGCGACAGGGCCTACGTCCAGTGGCTCCCAGGACGGAGACGCAAGCGCATCCAGACTCGGAGACGTCGGTGCATATGTTGACGCCGACTCGTACCCGGGGCACTCCGAGCACTCGCCAACATCGTCGAACTCCTCGTCGCTGTCACTGTCGTCGCATGTCAGGTCAATGATGGGGCTCTCGGGGGGCGCACACGAACCAGGCGCCCCAGCATTTGCCGCAGCCAGCACGCCGCGCTGCACGGCTGCGGCAGCTTCAGCTGCATCTAACTCACGGCGGCGCAGGGCATTCACCTCGGTCCTCACCCACAAAAAGGCGGCATGCGCTGCATAAATCCTACTTGCCACGGCGTCCGGCCACATCTCTGCCATCGCCTGTTGCAATAAGTCGTCCAAGTGCTGCCCCGCCTGCGTTACGGTGGCACACCGCGCCTCCAAAAAACGCCTGTTCATGCCTGACAAGACAGTACAAACATACAAAGGTCACACCGCAACCCAAACGAACATCTGCGAGCACAAAATTGTTCCACTTGACGCTGCGCTGTGCACTCGGGTGGCCCCCTTGTGGACATCAACCCCCCTATAACCCCGCCCCCCGCCCATCCTACAGCTGTACCGCTGTCGTCTCAGGGTGCTTCTTGGCGTGGCGATACTTTTGAGGTGTTTGCCAGCGCACTCTGCACGCATGTTTTCCTCACTCACCATCTCGCAATGCGCATGCAGAATATACTATAGACGGCTGACCAGTGCGACCCTTGCACACTCATGGCCGATCCCATGACAGCAGGCGAAAGCACGCCAATTCCCGGCAAACGCCCGCGCAGCACAACAGAGAGGGAGAGACAGTCTTCCGATGCACCCCTTTCTTCCACGACCGCGCAGGCTGCGCTGCACACTGTACCCACTACGCTGCAGAGTACAGCGCACCCCCCGCAGCAGGGCGTCGAGGCTACTGCACTTGCTTCCCCCACTTCCTCTTTAATTCAGCGTGCGCTGTACAATACACGTGCTGCGGCGCACAGCACTGGAGGACAAGCTTCCATTTTTCACGGGCTGTACAAGGGCATTCCGTGCATGGTGAAGCGCATTGACGCGCGTGAAAACAGCCGCAGCACAAGGCAAGACGGCGGCGTGGAGCTGTGTGCCCTGCGCGCGATGGGACCACACAGCCACGTGGTGCACTGGCACGCTGCATGCCTGGATCGGCGAGGCACTCACGCAGTGCTGTTGTTGGAAATGGGGTACTGCGATGCACTGCACGTGCTGCACAGCTCATCGACGCGGGGACTGGGGGGCGGCCATCAAGTCAGGGAGTGGATGGTGCAAATTGTTGCAGCTTTACAGCACGCACACGCAAGCGGCGTTGCTCACAGGGACGTCAAGCCAGAAAACATCCTCTTGTGCTCCAGGGGGCATCCAGGAATACGGGGAGTCACAGCAGAACATCTGGTCGCTTCAGAGGCGCTGCGAGAGCACACTACCCCCCCTGTGCCCCCCCAGTGCACCCTGGCGCAGTGCCTGCTTGTGCGACTGCGCCGGGATCACCCCAGAAAACTACACAAAGCGCTGCAGGGCAGTACACTGCACAGGGACATTGTGCTGGTACACAGTGCTGCGCTGCATGCGCAGTACACTGCACACGTGGTGGGCATGGTGCACTTGTGCTTGCAGCTGCCCCAAGGGCATGCGCACGCATTGGACAGAGACCGCCCCATTGCCAAGCTGTGTGACTTTGGGTACGCAGCCATGAATGATCGCGCGTACGCTGCAGTTGATGCTGCAGCTGATGCTGCAGTTGACGCACAGAGTGCTGGTGCTTCCCAAGACGTCAAGGACGTGAAAGAAGGCACCGCGGACAGTGCCACTGAAGGGCCCATTGGGCACAGCCCAGTCGGCAGCATGCGGTACGCTGCCCCAGAGGTGTACATGAGGCACGTCCTGCACACAGACCCACAGCACTTCGCACAGCTGTGGGGGGGCAAAGTAAAAGGCGCCTTGTACGCCAACGCAGCGTACTGTGCACGTGCAGTGGATGTGTGGTCGTGGGCAGTCACAGTGTACGTGCTGGTGTGCGGTTGGTTGCCTTTTCGTGCTGCTTGCGTTGACGATGCCCGTTTCAGGGATTTCGTCCGCAAGGTGAACCCGCAGGCATTGCAGCACCCCGTGTGTGCCCCCAGCAGTGCACTGTGGAATGAGGAGGCAGTGGGGAAGGAAGTGTGGCAGTGGCCACCGTGCTGCACCCCCGCTTTACAACACTTGCTGACGGCGTGCTTGCAGGTGGACCCTGCCGCCCGCTGGACGTTTGATCAAGTGCGGCGGCACCCGTGGTTTCTGGATCCCGATTGGGCGCCTCCAGCGCCCAAGCCTGCCGTGCTGGCAGCCTCCAACTCGACAGAGCACCATGATGCTCCTACTTTACTCCCTGCGCCACCGTGAACGGCATGTTTTGCCCCATAAATTTATGTACCGTAACAGGGCATTTGGCCAGGTACTCTTTCAAAGTGTGCGCACGCATACACACGCATCGCATCATGGCTTCTTCATGCCTGGATGGGACGCTGCGCAGTGAAGCAGCGGACATTGTGCGTGCTTTCAGGGCACTCGTAGGCAACAGTGCATCCAGTGAGGCAGGAGGGGAACCTGCACAACTGCAAATGACAGACGCACTGGAGGTGCTGCTGCGCAATGCCCTGGAGAATCAATTACAAAGAGGTTCATCGGGTATCCATGCCGCCCGTACACCTACCGGCATTGCCAAGGCTGCTCTGCATGCAGCAAGCGAGGTTGCAGCGGTGTTGCGGTGGAGCGTTGAAGACCCCAGAGCGCTGCTACTTAGAGAAACCCTTGTGCAGATTGCCCAAGAAGTAGTTTCGGAAGGGGGAAGTGCACTGGACACGTCCCCCGCTGTGAAGCGCTTCCTGGCAGCACTGCAGGCCGTAGAGGACAGGGGCGTGCAGCTGTACACCTTGACGCGGGACGCGATGCCTGCTACGCACCCAAACTATCTAGGAAACAGCGGGAAGGTCATCTTCGTGATGAGCGACGGGGAAGCAGACGAGGAAGCAATGAGGGATAGATATCAAACGGGGCAAGACGCAGACTTCCTGGACAGGGCGTTGAGACCAAGCGTGTACGACGATGCCAGCATCATTATTGAGGGCGGCGGGGGGACGCTGTCGTGGTTGACAGTGATGGTCCCTGACGTGCCTGGGGCTGTTTATACGCTGGGGTCCAACATCCGCACAGTGCCTCGGCTTGCCATCTCTGATCACTTCAAACACGGTCCCTTACTGGTTTTGGAGGAAGATTTTGGCGTTGAATACACAGCGCAAAGGGACACCCTTGACGCGTACCTGCAACATCTCACTGCGTTCGGGTTACTTCAGCCCGGGCGTGGGGAGTTTCAGTACAGGAAGAACCCCTTCACTGCTTACCCACCGCTTGCTGCGTGGGTGGTGCTGCACGCAGATGGCACCGTGACAGACGCCCTGGTGGAACCCCACGGTGTCCCTAGTCCTTCCACGGACATGGTGTACAACTACGACAGCAGTATCCACAAGCTCACTGTGCACAACGCCCCTGTCGAAGCTGTCCAATTGCTTGTCGTCACAAGTTTTCTACCTGCGCCTTTGGAGGTGGACGTGCAGGGGTTCATCAGAACCTTCGTGGCGTCCACTGGGCCTCTTACTGGCATGATTGCAGCAGCACCTTTCCGGGAAGGGACAAATCCTCGTCACGTTGACTCGGCGATCCTAGTGCGCAGCAGCGGACACGCTGATCCAGAGGCAAGCCCCCTCACTGTTCGTGGCGCTGAGCACACCCGGGTGGGTGTTTTGGGCGTTTCCGCTGGGGGCACCGTGCACGCAGTCATCGACGCTGAAGGCAGCTTCACTGTGTTGGGGTGGAACGACGATGCAGATGTGCACGTGGCGCCTGCCAACAGGGTGTCCAGATTCAAAGAAATTTTACCCACGCCGTCTGCCGCGTACACTGCTTTGTATGGGCGATCCACGCTCAACGTCGTCAAGGAGTTCAACAGCCTGATAGTGGACACAGAGGAATACCAGTGGGGTTCGTCCATGGTGTTTGAGGCAGCGCCGAACTTCCCGGAGAACGTTCCCGTGTTCCATTTGGACAGTGTGGCATCCAAACCGGGGTTGAGCGTCCCCTTGGGGAAGGTGGCAGCAGACGTTGCCGCATTGGACGGCGTGGACGTGCCTGGCCTGCCCGTGTTTGAGGACAACGACGTCACAATAATCGACCCCATCGACGCGTCTGCAGTGCTGCAAAAACAGCTCTTCCACGCGCCTGCACACATGGCTACCAGGGCATGGGACAGCAAGCCGGCTGCTGCAACTTCACTGCTGGCGGCAGTGCAAGACGCAGTCACTGCGCTGTCCTCCGGCTTTACAGTCATAGAGATCGGCGTGAACGAAAACGGTCTCACGGCGGTGAGTGCAGGCACTGCCTTGTCAGTCGACACCGTCGACGCTGTGCACTGGGTGGCAGCCGACAGCAAGTTGGTATACGCCTCCACCACGCCGGTGCTGGTGGTAAGCACAACAAACTCATCAGTGCACTTGCGCATGGACGTCTCGGAGGCGCCAGTGGTGCTTGTGGAGCACCCTGGACTGCTCACTGGCTCCCTGTCAGCTTCCACATACCTATCTGTTGCATGCGCTGGGAAGTATCGCTCTGGGGAGGCGCTCACCGTCAGTGCCCCCCACTGCACGGTGCTGGACACGCCTGACGGCATGGACGTTCAAGTGGCGCGGGGGAGCGTCAGTGAGCGCAAATTGGGCTTGGCGTCGTACTCCACTGGAGAGGGCGGCAGGATCGTTGTGCAAGAAGGGTGGCTTGTGTCAGGTGTCGTACTCGTGAACAGCGCGCTGCATGTTCTTGGAA